TCTTGCAGTAAATCTATCAAACCTTGGATTGTCAGGTTTTAATCCTGCAGCATCTTCTACGTTTTCTAAAACTCTTTTAGTAAAAATCATTATCTCTTCGTTAGATGCACCTGATGGAATCATTTCTGCAATTTTTGGGCCAAAGTATTTTTCAACTAATACAATTGGATCTCCACCAATTCCACCACCGCCTTCAGTAATATATCTTACATCTTCTGCAGATATAATATTATTTAAATTTGTTTTACCGAATGCAGCTGTTCCTATATCGTATTCATCTTTTTTTAATGCTTCTACTAAAAACTCTCTAGCTGATACACGTTTAGCCGGCATGTCACCCCTGTTAGTAACAGTAGACATAATACCTTTATCCATCATTTTTTTAACTTGGTCAGCTAAATCAGGATCTTGTATTCTAAGTTGTTTAATTGTTTCTTCAGCATCTTGAAATGGTGCTGCAATATCATCGGGTCCGCCACGTGAACCTGGAGGTGGTAGATCATCTATCATTCTTGATGGTAAGATTGTATCTCTTGGGTCAACACCTTCTGGTAAATTTATTTTTCTAGTTGGACCACCTATTGGATTTTTATCTAAAAATGCTTCCATGCCTCCAGCCTCGTCTACATCTTTAAAAAATTCTGCTTCATCTGCTTTTGATCTTAAAGCACCTAGACCTTCTGCATCTAAGTTCCTGGTCCCTGTTCCCAGATCCGTAATGTTTGCTGGAGCAGCCGGTGGCATATAAAAATCTTTCATCTTATTAAGATTCGTTAAAAGATTGTTTGCTTGAATATCGTTTAGTTTATCGCCAACCGCAAAACCGACAGCGTTCTTAGCTTCATCGATTGCTTTACTTTGAGACAAAAATCCTAGAGCCTCGGTATTTAAATTTCTATCTAAGAAAGGTTCTATGTTATCCCCTACACCTAAGAAACTAACATTGGTTCGGGAACCAAGGACATCGGATACATTTCCGCCTAATTCTCTAAATGTTTTTAAAATAAGATCAATAGTTTGTCTTTTAGCCATAATACTTTACCCTTCCTCGTACAATTGGATCATCTTTGTAATCCTCTGGGTGTCTAACTAAACCACCCTGTCTGATTCTCATAATGGCTTGTGTTGTACTATCCACATAGTCATCATGCTCTCCAAATGGGAAAGAGGCACATTCCTCAACGACCTCCTGTGCAAAATGCTCGTGCATAGGCGCCCATATTTTACCGCTTTCAAAAAGCGGGGCAACGGAGTTTACTCTTGTGTGTTTATCATTTCCTTTGCTCGGAGTAAAGTTAATAACCGGTATATCCATTTGCCTTAACTCATGAGTCAAAGGCAGCCCTGAAGCTTTCGCTTCAATAATTACCATGTCAGGTCGCCAATCTTGATATTCTTCTAGAGCGACTCTACGTAATTCGGGAAACTCATATCTATCTTTAAATGCATTAAGTAGTATTATATTTTGTCCGTGGTCCTCGGTCGTAAAAACTCCCCACGTGGTTATAGCACTAAAGTCAGAAGTTGCTTTTTTAGTAAAGGCAGTATCATAAGATTGAACAATGTAATCTAAATTGGGTGGGTATTTTTCAGTCCAGTCTTGCCACCATTCTCGTTTTAATATTGCACCTTCTTCTGCTGTTGGTTCTTGCATGTATTGTGCTAACCAATTTGATACAGGGATTGAGGCTTTAGTCTTAAGTAATTCTTGTGCTGTCCAGTATTCAGGCCACACGGGTTTTCCATCAGGGAGCAGAGCTGGTAATTCAACAACCTCCCACTGATCAGATCCTTCTTCGGATTGTGCTTTTAATAATTGACCTGTTATGTCTTTAGTAGACCAACGAGTCATTACAATTACAATAGCTCCACCAGGTTGTAAACGCTGACGTGGACCAGCCGTATACCAATTCAATGCTTTCTCAAAAGCTTTACCATCTGCACGGATATCTTGTTCTTTGTGTGGGTCATCAATTATTAATAGGTCAGCACCCCGTCCAGTAATTGCTCCACCAACACCAGCTGCAAAATACTCACCGCCTTTATCAGTTTTCCATTTCCCTGCTGCCTGACTATCTTCTTGTAGTCTTGTAGGAAAGAGTTCTTTATAATTTTGTTGGTCAACTAAATTTTTAGTTTTACGTCCAAAGTCGATTGCAAGGTCAGCTGTGTGAGTTGCTTGAATAATTTTTAATTTTGGATTTTTTCCAATCATCCATGCCGGGAGTAA